TGCCAGAGCCAGAGCCAGAGCCAGAGCCAAAGCCAGAGCCAGAGCCAGAGCCAGAGCCAGAGCCAGAGCCATAGCTTACAACCAAAAACCGCTCTATATCCTTATCTATCGCTTCCATTCTGCCTTTGCTTCAATGTTCTTCATCGCATTGTCGGTGCAAGGGATAATCTGAATTACATTCACTACCACCAACTCAGGCACGGCAACGGTTATCTTGCTGTTGTCATTGCATCCGTCCTGTGATAGCTGCTCAACCGCTGCTGCTCCATCCCAGTACCAAATCTTCCTTGCGTTGGCCATCCGGACGTTCAGCCCGTTGGCCTCGCTGCTCACTTCCTTGATCTCACCGAAGAAAACTCCGGCACTATAGCATCTTACGATACACTTCTTTCCGATGTAATTTTCCATCATTTTGAATTATTAAAAATTAAACAATAAACTTGATGCCGGGCGCGGACTCGGACCGCCTTTGTCAAACATTCATGCGACATTGTGTTTTTGGTATTGCAACGTATTCCCGCGTCCCCGTGGACGCATTCTCCCGGCATTGTTCGCGCATCGCTGCGCTACTGGGTTGGTAGGTTGCCTTCCTGGGCTACCTTGGCCTTGCTTGCGAGGCTTTGGGGTATGGGAAGGAATCGAACCTTCTGGCCGGAGCCAACCCGATGCTCCATACCCTTTTCCCGTTGGTTTTCTCAGGACCTCAGGCAAGTCTGCCAAGACTTTGAGTGGCTCCCCGGTGTGGAATCGAACCATACTGCCGTCCTACGCTTCTGAATGGAGTGTGCTTTGGGGCGTCTCCATTCATCGCTGCCAGAGCCCATATCTGACACTTCGGGGAGTTTACCTCTGACGGACTTCGCAGCCGGCCTTCGGAGAAAACCACATAATTAAACACATAAAACTAATAACCTATGAGCCGCGATAAGACCCGCGCGGCACGGGGCTGCTTCATACTTACCTCATTATTTTCCATTCCTTACCCATTTCCTTTCGCTCTCACTTACTTTCGTCCGTAAAACAAGGGTTTCCTTACCTCAACCCGAAAAACACCGTCAAAACGCCTTATTTCGCTTCATCGTCCTCAACCGGCCTTATCCACCAGTCGTTCAGAGTCCTCCCGACCTCTATCCGCCCCGCCTTCCTGAGCCCCTCGATGGACTCCAGAAGCGCCTTCTCCGTCATCCCTTTGCCTTGGGCCCATCTTTTCAGGTTTAGAAGGGTCTCGTGGCATGGCAGCGCGTTCCTCGACCTCAACCCGGCCACCACCTCCTTGACCCTTCCAAGGATCATCTCGACAATTCCTTCTCCCATAACTCCTCCTTCCTCTTTTCCGCGTGTGTAGGGATATCCGCGCCCGGCATCTCCTCGAACGCTGAATAAGTCTCATTCGGCCTCAACAGCACGGAATCCCCCGCGTGGCCGCCCTCGCGGTTCTTTCCTATGCACATACTGATAAAGCGCTCCCCGTCAACCGCAAGCCTTGGCGAAAGGAATATCACCCTATCACTGTCCTGCTCTATCGAACCCGATCCCCTCAGGTCCTGCAAGGCGGGGTCGCGCCCGTCCTTCACGTTTTCCCTGTTGAGCTGCGCAAGCAGAACCACCGGGATGTCAAGGGACTTGGCAAGCAGTTTCAGCCGTCTCGTTATTCCCGATATCCTCCTCTCCTCGGTGTCCTGCCTCCCAGAAGGCGATGTCACAAGCTGCAGATAGTCGATGTAGGCAACGGAACACCGCCCCTGCTGGTGGCTTACGGTGATGTCTGCGACAATCTCGTCAAGGCCAAACGTCTTGTCTTCGATGTAGAGCCCCCACCGTTCCAGCAAACCCCTAGCTTCCTTCCACGATCCGCCCCAGTCCACGGCTCCGCTCAGCTTCTCTCCCGGCCTCAACCCTCCAAGAGAGTACATCATCCTTTCGGCCAGCTCCCTGTGACCCATCTCCAGCGACCAGACCTTCACGGGGATCCCGCAAGAGGCCTGACACATCATCATCGCCAGCATAACCGCGGTCTTTCCTATGCCCGGCCTTGCCGCAAGGGTCACAAGGTTGCCGCCCTTGAAGCCACCAAGGAAACGCCAGTCAAGGAAAGGGAAACCGGTAGGTACAGCGGCAAGCCCTCCCTTGCTCCTTGCCTCGGCATCCCGCCTTATCATCTCTCCCAGCTCATCAACCGCCTGGACAGCGGTCCTCTCGGAGCACGCCCCGCAACAAGACTCCAGAGTCTCAGCGAAAGCCCTCGCGTCCGACAGCACGCTCTCCGGCATCATCGACACATTCGACGCGGTGCGCATGAGGCGGTCTCCGAAGTTCCACGCGGTGCGGGCGAGCCACATCTGACGCAGAAGCCTCGCGTGGTTAATGCTTGTGACAAGACCGCCGCTCGCCCCCGTGTAGGCGGCAAGGGTCCTCACCGCCTCCGTGTCCGCGACCGACATCATCACGGAGCCGTCAACCGGCTCCCCTGAGTCCCACCGTTCGCACACCTTCAGGAACGCGTCCCGCAGATGCCTGTTCAGGAACATGTCAGGGCGGACTATCCGCCTGATGTCGTCTATATACTCCGGTGTGACGATCACGTCCCACACCAGTAACGCCTCGGTCTTCTCGCTGTTGAAATCAACCATATCCTAGTTCTCAAATCATTTACCGTCTATCTTCTCTTCCTCTCCCTGCTTATCCACAGGTACACCGCGCTCTTCCAGTCCGACATCCTCACCCCACCGGGAAACGTCCAGCCGCGCGCCTTGTAGTAGCCGTAGAACTCCAGCGGGTCCATGTCGGGGGCGGCCTCATGGAAGAAGGCCCTTACCTCGTCAAGGGTCGGAGGCGTGAATACCCCCGCGCTGCCCTCTGCCCTCTCGGTGTCCCTGCGGACCCAGCCGCGCGCCTTCGCGTACAGGCTGAAATACGGATCGTCCTCGGCTCTCACCCGTCCGCTCCCCGGGCGATGGGCGCACCAGTAGTCAAGGAAGCGCGACATCTGGCCCTCCGACATCTCCAAACCCTCCTTGGCGGCAAGGTTCGCGGCCACGCGCTCCAGACTTTCGGCCATCCTCGCACGCTTCAACCCCGCTATCCTGTCCTTGTCGAAACCCACAGACTCCCTCTCCATACTCGACACGTGGAACAGGCCGGCATCGCTCCCGCTGTCATCCGCCACGGAGGGGCAAGGGGGGCTGGGGGGTTCGGGGGTGGTCTTCTTTTGCTCAGAGGATGGAAGGGAGCCGTCTGTCGCCGCATCCGCTGCCTTAACTGTTGGGTCTCCCTCAATTTTCCCGGATCCCTCAACTTCCTCAACGCCCTCGCACGTGTGCGTGTGTGCGGGCGCGGGCGCGCTCTCTCGTGGTTTTTTATTATCTTTTCTTATAGGGATAGGGGGTGTGGGGGGAAGGGGTGACGAAACGTCACTACTTTGTGCTTTTTCGTCACGGGTGATGTTTTGACACCCGTGACGTTTCGTCACCACCTCTAAATCTAATGAATATTCGTTCTTCCGACCAGGGTATCTGACAACCTTCAAAATACCGGACAGCTCCAATCTCGAAAGGAGTTTTACGACGTTGCGCCTGTCGATACAGCAACGTCTTTCAAGATACGGCAGCGACGCGTGGCATGTGTGCTGTCCGTCCTGCGTGAACCCGTAGATGACCGCCACCGCGATCACCTCGGACGGGTTCAGCCCCAGGTCGAACATCCAGTCCTGTATGAGGACAAACGGTCTGATCTCGGCCATGGCTCTATCTTTTCAGCCTCAACGGCAGCTCATACCCCAGATCCTCGGCCTTCTCCCGCACGGGCGGCAGAAGCCACGAGCACACCACAAGAACCGCAAGGGCTATCCCCTTGATCAGGAGCGCAAGCCACACCTTGCACGTGTCCGTGACATCCGACACCAGAACGCAGAGGCTCGCAAGAGCCAGAAGAACGGCCAGCACGTAGGCCGCGATGATGATTCCCTTTTTCATGTCCGTCGGTATTTATTCCTCGTTGACGTTCGTTCCCGTTGTCTTTCCGACCGCCAGTGCCGCGCCTATCTCGTCGAGAACCATGGTCAGGTCCTCACCGTCCGCGCAGTCGCGGAGACTCTCCATCATCAGACGGGCGATAAGAAGCGCCCTCCTGTACCTGAGGAACTCGTCCGTGAATTCCGCATAGTGCTTCTTCATCCTCTCCTCCTTCACCTCGTGGGCGGTGAGCCGCGCCTCCAGCAGCTTGATCCGGTCGTGCAGCAGCCCTATCTCCGTGTCCTTTCGGTCAACCATCTCGCTTAGGTCCGCCACGCGGTTGCCCAGCTCCCTTACATCCTCCTTCTTGGCGGCAAGCTCATCCCGTGCGGCCTCGTACCTGCTGGTCATCCAGTCATAGACGGTCTGCTTTCCGTTCTCATTAATCCACCTGTCGCAGAAGGTGTCCTTGTCCACATTGTCACCCGCGGCCATGTATTCATCGTGAATCGCCTGAAAGTGCTCATCGGTCGGGATGAATCCCGTTCTGTCTGTAAATTCCTGCTTTGTCATTGCTTTATCGTTTTTTGTTGTTGTCTTGAAAAAGCCGCCCGGACGGGCAGGAGGCGGCGTAGAAACCAAGTCGTGAAAAACAAACTCTCATAATCTAATTCGAAACACTGACCCCGTAAGGCGCCAACCCCGGGGCGTCCCGTCCAGCAGCATCACTGCTGTATCCGTCCTAATGCGTGGCCCAGGCCCGCTCTATCTCCGTGCCCTTGTAGTACACCCTCCCGGACTTCATCCCCATGCCGAGCATGGGCCTTATCTGTCCGCTCTCCCTCCACCGGGCTATCGTCCTCCTGTTCACGCCCAGAAGGCGGGCGGCCTCGCTCTCGCAGTACCTTGACGCGGGCGAGACGTTCGGTCTCTCGTTTGTCATGGGAACAATAGTTCTGAGTTGCACTTAGTCTTCGTCACTATGGAGGTCAGCCGGGCGATCTCCTTCCTGTTCACGAAGGAAGGCCGCCTCTTTCCCGTCCTCCAGTACCACACCGTCTGGGGGGACACTCTCATGTTCACATAGATCGCGAACCGCAGGTTGTCCTTCTGGTAGTCGGTCAGGGTCTCCCAGATTTCCGGGAAACTTCTTGTGTCTATGGATTTATTTTCGTTCATTTGCATTTGGCTTTGACGTTCAACTTGGTTTATTACCCCGTTGTTCCGTTTGTTGATGCAAATATAAGAACAATTATTCTTATAAACAAGAATTATAAGAACTTTTTGATTAAAAGAATTTATGAGTAAACAAGAACGACTAAAAACAGCATTCCAATATTTGAAAAACATTGGAAAAGTACACACGCAAAAAGATGTAGCAGAAGCAATGGGCGCTTCGAAATCTAATGTTTCAAGCGCTTTCAAAGGTGTCGAAAAAGTTCTTACTGATAGCTTCGTCAATCGCTTTGCAAGAACTTACGGGCTAAGTTTCGATTGGTTGCTAACAGGTAATGGAGAAATGATAGCAAAAGAGTCCGCCTCAACGGACAACTCGAACCACGGCACCGTCACGACGATCGGGGACATAAGCGGCATCACCAACTCCCCGACCACGGTGAACAACGGGAACGCCGCGGAGCTTCTCCGCGTGATAGAGAGCCAAGAAGAACAGATCCGCGCCCAGCACGAGCAGATACGGAATCTGACGGATATAATCAGGAACCTCACATCGAAGTAGAATATTATGAGACTAAAAATTCTTTTGTTTATGACAATTATTCTCGCGGCTATAAGCTGTTCGGCACCCAAGAGATTAATAATATATCATGCGATTGATTTCCGCCCTTACGCGGATAGTGGGTTCTATTTCTACACAGGCGAATGCCTGAAAGACCATCAACAGCTGGGAGTAATTCACATGGAAATCCCTGGCATTATTGTTAAAGGAAAATCCCTGCCGAATCAAGGACGTTTTGAAGACTCTGTATATTCTAAAGGAGCTATTTTCGGTCAAATCGTGCCTCCAACTGACAAGGAAATCCTTGATAATATCGTGGCGGTCGCAAAAGGTATGGGTGGTAACGGGATAGCGCACCTTGAAATAACGTATGGAGAAGTTCTGTGTTATATTAAAGGCACCGTAGTGCTATGCCGGTAGCCTTTATGGCAAAATCGCCCACCGGCTGCGTTCTGTACCATTTTGCCGACGTCGGCAAACCATCCACTATAAAACACTATAATAACAAATAGCATTATGGAACCATTATTTATTATCATTCTCGTGATCGCGGTCGTGGCCGGCCTGTATTACCTCGCGATCGGCAAGCTTGTCAAGGGCCTTAGATGCTTCGGCAGATACGCCGCGCGATGGAAGTCGGAGGACGAGGTCAAGGTGAACGTGATGAAGTCGCTCGCGCTGGTCTCTGACGGACTCGCGAACTTCATCCTTTTCACCGCCATCGCCGCGCCGGTGATCGCCTTCATCGCGGCGTTGGCCTCTTGAGCCCGGCCGGCTGAATTGCGACCAAATTCACGACCAACAAAAATTTAATTTTTATAAATAATTAAAAATCAACAACTTTCGCCCGATACTTCGGCTTCCCAAGCCGAAGGTCACGAGTTCGAGCCTCGCATTCCGCTCCAAAGTTAAGGGCGATGAATATCAATTGATTACATTGGTTCATCAGCCCTTATTTCTTTGCTAAAACTAAAATTTTACCCTCAAAATAGGGGCGCAAAGTGTGACATTTTGCGGCAAAATAAGGCCGATTCGGGACTAATTCGGGACTAAAAACAAATCAATGTTATGGCAAAGGTATCGTACTATCTCAAAAACGTCAAGGCGGGCGAAGAGGCGCCGCTCTACCTTAAGGTCTCACACGACTACAAAAGCGCCCTGCTGCTAGCCGGTAAGATCAGGCCGGAGGACTGGGACCCGGAGCATCAGACCTTTATCGGCCGGAATACCGGATTCCGCAACCGTCTGAAGAATCTCGCCACCCAGGCGGTGGATATTATCACCGACCTGCGCTACTCCGGCGAACTTGCGACGATGACCGCAAAGGACATCATCGACCGGATCAGGCAGGAAGCCTTCGGTGAAAGACCCGAAAGGAAGGCCGGGGAATTCCTAGCCGCCCTGAAGGATTACCGCGATTCCTGCTACAAGCCGGGGACGCGCGAGGTGTACGACCGCACGGTTAAGGCGCTCACAGCGTTTGACCCGTCCATTGATGAAAGGTCGTTCAGCGACATCAACCGCGCCTATCTGGAGCGGTTCGAGCGCCACTGCATGGACACGATGGCCATAAACTCCATCTCCATCCTAATGCGCAACATACGGACCGTGTTCAACAAGGCCATCGACGACGGCAAGACCGACCTGTACCCCTTCAGGACCTTCAAAATCAAGCAGGAAGAGACAAGGAAGAGGGCGCTGACCGCTGAGCAGCTCGCTTGGCTCCTCAATATGGAGCCAAGCCCTGGGTACGAGGAGGCGAGGGACATCTTCATGCTGTTGTTCTACATGATCGGCATCAACCTCGCCGACCTTCTCGCGGCCAAAAAGACCTCCGTTAAGAACGGATACCTCAACTACAGGCGCGCCAAGACCGGGCGGCTGTATTCCGTGAAGATCGAGCCTGAGGCGGCTGAGCTGATAAGGAAGTATTCGGGGAAAACGAATCTCGTCAACGGCCTTGAGCGCTACGCCACCGAGAACTCTTATCTGTCGAAAATCAACAAGCGGCTGAAATATCTGGGATGTCCGAGGGGCAAGCGCGGCAAGATCTTGGAGAAAGGCCGTTTTCCCGATCTGTCAACTTACTGGTCCCGCCACACGTGGGCCACCATCGCCTATGAGATAGGCGTCCCGGTTGACATAATCGGCCAGGCCCTGGGACATTCAGACAAATCGCATGACGTTACATTCATCTATATCAAGAAGGATCAAAGCAAGGTGGACGAGGCCAACAGGCGGGTGATTGACTATGTGAAGAAAATAGCGGGCCAATAGCCCGCTATTCAATGCCTGTAACGCATACAATGGGCGGCTACTCGAATTTTGCCGCGTCTATCTCATCAGCGTGCGCCTCCAGCCGTTTGGCGATGTCTCTGAAAGCGTCCGCCAACTGGTGATATTCATTTTCTTTAAAAGACATTGACTTGTTTAAAACCCAACAGCCATTAAGGCGTTGGGAAAACCAGCTCTGTGATTTGCCGAAATATTGCTTTGATAACTGCGACTTATTGATAATATCTTCCAGCTCACTGAAGGCCGTTGCCGTAGCATCCGGCTTGTACTCTATACATTTTTTACGGTGTTCCTCATATGCCGCCTTGTTGTGAATATCCCTTTTGCCCAAATACATAATTTGTTGTAAATTTGCCCCCCGATTTCTCGGGGGTTTTGTTAAACTTCCTTGAGAGCATTAAGGAGGCCCTCTATTCTCCTTATGATCGATTGATTAGCCGGGGTTTCGATCAGTTCCAGCAATCTGAAAATCTGACTAATCAATCTTTCTTTATAACTCATTTCATTTTTACACCTCCTTTATTTTGTTGATACAAAGATATATAATTATTTCATTATATACAAATATTTGACGATTATTTTATCAAGAATTATAAAAATCAGTCAGAATCTATAACAGACCCCTCCCGTCACGCCCAAGCCCGCGTTCACCTTTCCCGAAGGCGTGGCCAGCACCGACGGCCCCACGGCCACCCCGAAGCCCCACCGCTTCGGTTGCGCGGTGTTCGTGATTATCTTGGTTTGTGGATACACCTTGACATACTCCAGCTCAGTCCTGAATCCGCGCACCCCGATGTCGTAGTCATCACCCGTGTAGCGGCTGAACATGATGGGCACCTCGACCTTCACCGTGTCGTGTACAATGATGGTGTCGGAAGGATTCACGACCGCGAGCTGCACAGTGTCAACCCTGACCGTCTGTATTTCTTTCAGAACCGGCCTGCAATCAACGAACGTATCGCGGATGATTAATGTATCGGTTCGCTCCACGACATGCGCGCAGCGGCTATTCCTGCCGCCAAGAAAGCCAAGTCCCAAGGCCGCAAGAATGCCGATGAAGAATACAAGTGTCGTTTTCGGTCGTTTTCGGTCGTTTTCGGTCGTTTCCATGATTCTCAATTAAAAGTCCTCCGCGCCTCCCAGTGGGGAGGACTGAACGAACAAAAAAAATAAAACCAAGAGTAACCGCCCCGATTGAGGCCGGGGCGCGGCCTTGTGGTTGTTTCCAAAATGGAAAATACTGCTAGATTCGTCTTGTACTACAACTTGTAGTATAGGAATTATTCGGCTATAATCCGGCTATAATCATCGCTTCACCCCTCCCAGTTCGTCGGCCCATTTCTCGGTGAAGAAATCGTAATAGCTGATGCCGCTGAAACACTTGAACGAAGAATGCAGCCAAGCCCAGATGATGGACGGCAATCCGATGACAAGAAGGTAGAGCCACCCAAGATAGAGCGACTGCCCGTATTCGTGCTTGTGCGTCTTCTCGATGTACGAGCCTTTGCCGTAGGCCTCCCTGTACCTCCAAGGCAGGATGATAAACCGCCCAAGACTGATGCCGCCCTTCATCCTCTCTGAATAGAGGATGCGCGCGTCACCATAGGACACCTCCATACAGTCGCAGTCCACGCTGTAAATCTGAAAAAGGATAAACCCAAGGAGGTTCTGCGGAAGTTCCCACAGACACCTCAAAAAATTGATGAACTCTTTCATATTCATTGAATATTAAAACCTTTCCCCTTTGTATCTTCTGTTGTAGAGCAACTGCTTCCTTTGCGGGCCTCCCTTGCGGTGGCTGATGTGCACGAAGGTGGGATAGAGGATCATCTGGTCAACTTCCTTCCAGATCTCCGGTGTGCTTCTGGCCACGATGGCAAGCAGGAACGGATCAGCAGCCGCGATGTCTGCCGCCTCTCCCTTGACGTGCTGCGACGTGGGGACACCGCCCACTTCCTTGTTGAGCTCTGGGCAACGATACCCGCTGTTTATCCGAAGCGGATGCCCCACCTTGTCACGTAGCGGCTGGAGCACCTTTTCGGTAAGCTCCTTCACCGCGTCACGAACCGCGAACGAAGTTATCACGTTGCAGATGCCTTTACGCTTTGCTGTAGGTGATTCCTCGAACTCGCGGTAACTGAAATCCTTACTGATTATCCCCATCTTCCGCCTCCTTGATTGTTTCCTCGTTTCTCTCGATGCAGACCGCGCCCTCGATGTTAGCACCAGTTTTGGCTTCGACAACCGCCTCAATGACCTTTGCCGCGTCCACCTTGACCTTGGGCTTGTGCCCGAACTTCCAGAAATACCAGTTCTGCACGATGCTGATGAGCTCCACGCCTATGACCACTAGCATCAGCCCGGTCTCGATTATAGTGTAGCCGGTGGCCACGGCCAAGCTCGACGCCAGCACCACCCAACAGAAGTACTCTACGGCCTTGCCGATGGTGCGCCTTATAGCCCTGCTTATCCTGATCCGGTCGCCCTTTCTCTTGGCGGCCCTGATGCCGAACACGAGGTCGATCAGGATGACCACCGCGGCAATGACAAGGTAAGGCAGCATACGCTCGAAAGACTGCTGGAAAAACAATAACAACGTGGCCGATATTCCCGTGCCGACCACGACACTGCCTGCAGACGCTTCGTCCGCAAGGATGTGAATATTGTGGCTACTTATCATAGCTTATCCTCCCTTTCTCTACTCGATATGTCAATATTCGTGTATTCTTTGGCGTATAACTGTATTACTATTCCGTTGTCTTGCTGCTCTATGGTTATCAGCCAGTATTTGGCCAATACCTGCACCAGTTCTACGTCCAACTCTGAAAGATGCAGCACGCTTTCCGGTTCGTGTCTAATTTCAGTATGTTCCATCTCTGATGCGTTGTAATGTTAATGCCCGTTGTCGGTATTTCTTCTTGACGGCTACGACTTCGTAATGACCTTTTATGTAAACCCATTTGAATACGTGTGGCTCTAGCATACAAAGTATCATGCGCCTTTTGTTATATTCGTTAGCGTGCCTCATACAACCTAAATAGCTGTTCACACTGCTAACGGCGTGTTCTACCTGCTCTATCGTTTCCGCTTTGTTGAGCCGACGCACAGCCATTACAAAACTTTTGAGCGTCCGATTACAAGTATATATACGGTCTTTCTTTACCACGCTTCCGGTAAATGCCACACCCTTTGTGTAATGTTGGATATAAAACTTATGCGGATGCAGCGTTAGGCCATATCTTGCCAGCAGATTACGTATTTTAGGCACTGCGGCTAATAACCGCTGTTTGTCGGTGTCAATGACGTAGAAATCGTCCACATATCTGCCGACATATACAAATCCCAAGTCTTTAAGCAGATACCAGTCCAAGATATCCAGCAGGAAGTTAGCGAATAATTGCGCAAACAGATTGCCGATGGCAACACCCAAGCCCTCACCGTTTGTGAACAGCGATTTGTTGGCTGGCAGGTAATCCCAATAAATCAACGGGCTGTGACGCTCGCAACACTTTTCGGGGCTATGCAGCACTACCGTTTTGCATAGGTAGCGCAAATCCTCTATGTCATCGTCTTTGTAATGCTCCAGTATGAAAGCGTCCACCATTTCGGCTAACATTGATTTGCGGATAGACATAAAGAAACCCTGCAAATCAAGCTTCATGATATAGCAGTCCCGTGTATATCCTTGACTGCACGCTGCTATGTCACCGCGCAGCATCTTAACGCCGTACAGCTGTCCTTTCCCCTTTCGGCAATTAAACGTGCGTGGGCTAAAGATTTGTTCAAACAGCGGTTCTAATCGTAAGGCTATCCAGTGGTGTACGATTCTGTCTTCAAAAGCAGCCGCAAATACTTCTCGATATCTTGGACGTGTGACGACAAAGCAGATGGATTTTCCGGGCGTGTAGGTACGATTGTTTATACGGTCGCGAAGTGCTATTAACTTGCTTCCGTAGTCTATTTCGTACATTATCGCACTGGCTGTTCTCCGTTTTCGTTTACGGCAGTCGTAGTATGCATTTAACAATCCCTCTGTAGTAACCATCTTTTTATCTTCTTTGTGTGTTGGCAATCTGTAAAGGTGCTGAAACGGCCCTAACTCTGTTCTTATTCGTCGCCTTAGTGTTGTTGTTCGCGTTGCCGTTGTTGAGGTTCAAATTCCACGCGTTGGTCGCGCTGTACTCGCAACTCCGTGCCGCCCTTGCCTTGGACTGGATGCCCTCGGCCATAACTATAAAAGATAGTGTGCGGCCCATTTTTACAGATAACTTGCACGCTTGGTTAGTCGTAACCGTCCAAAATCCGGCATTTACTCGTTATCCTGTTTGCTGTCTATTCGTATTAACGAGTTCTTCCACGCGGTCGATTGTTTGCCGATTGCGTCCAAAAGCTCGATAATATCTGCGTGTCTGCTTCTTCCTAAAATCCATCTTCTTTCACCTGCTATGCGCATTAAGGTTTTCAGCACCTCAAATTTGGACTGGAAATTGACCAAATACTGAATGCGTGTCGCACGGTCTCTATTCAGATATGCCGCTGAAATGTCCGCAATAAGTCCTACGCCTATATCGTGCATCTTGTTGCCGATAGTGAATTTGTATTCACGCGGAAAGTTTGGCGTTATGTCCAGTATGATGTCCAACAATTTCCGGCAATCTAAATAAATCTGCGTGTTAGATAGCAGTTTCGATTTGTTCATACTCCAATGCGTTAGCAGGTAAAAAGAAAATTTCTATAGTTTAGTACGGCTTGCGCCGTACTTTAAGGTTAAAGTCTAACTATTAACCACTAATAGATAAATGCTGAAACGGCCCTAACTCTGCCCTTATCCGCCGCCTTAGCGCCGAAGATGCCCGCGGTGCCGTCGTCGAGGTACAAATGCCACGCGTAGGTCGCGCTGTACTCGGTGGATGACCAGTACCATGTTTCAGCCAGCTGCGTTGCTCCCTCGATAAGCGATAACGCATAATTGATTTTACGCATATTTGCATAAATCATCATCAGCTCGCCCATCGACGGAAGCCACCATCTGCCAGCCGTCAGACCTTTGCCGTTAGCGTTCACCCTCTGATACTTTGCACAGAATCCCGGTGCGTATGCTTCCGTATTGCATTCAGCGTGCGTTATCTGTGCAGCCGTATTTGCCTTGCCCAGCCAGTCATCAAATGCTGTCAGTCGGTCGGTAGTGGTCTTTCCTCCGGCACTTACCGCCGCGCTGCTCCATAACAGACCTGCGGTGGTTGCCTCCGTCGGAGCTACGACCAACATTTTGCCACCCTCCACGACTACTACGCCCTCCGCTATCTCACCGCTGTTCTGATAACTTGCCCATTCGTCGGGCTTTACCATCCGCGGAAAATCACCGTTCTTTCGATGAAACATAATGAATACGCCATCATTGATACTGTTAAGATTGATACCTGCCAGCAAGGCGGCTTTGAGGTTCTCCAGCGACACTTTTGTGACGCGACCGTTGCCGTCCGACAGCGGTATGAACTGCGACGCGTTCACGGTGCTAACCGTCGTTACGTCTTTCAATGTTTTTGTTTTCTTTGTTGCCATATCATTAGATATTTATAATTACTATTCATCCCATGCGCCCAAGTTTTTCAGCTCGAACATAAATCCGCCATCGTTTAGGGAGTCATCGTCAGCCGTGCGCACTTCCACCCTATACATCGTGGTGCCGTCATATACAGACTTGGCGACACTATACACGTTGGCAAAGATAGCGGACTCACCTCCGCTACTGCTTTTGTTCGGTCCTTTGCCGCATACCATACAGTGTATTTCGGACGCTGAATAATACCACGATGCCGGCAACCACAGGTAATAGATGCCAGTGCCGCCACGTGTCACATACATTTTGTCCGCGCTGTTGACGCTGCCTATCATCAGCTTGTCGAAAGACGCACCGGTCGAAGTACCATTTACGTAACCATAGGCTAGCGTCTTTACCGCCTTGCCTTGAAAATAGGTCGTGCGGAAATCAGTATTGTTCACGACCACCCAGCCGTAGAACTTATTTTCTGTTCCCCAACCGATAAGCTCGGTCATGGCCATTGAGGTTTTGAAAGATTGTGTGGTCTGGCCATTTAGGAAATAATGCTGGCTCGCGTCCGTTGGAGGTTGGAACTCAGCGCTACCCAAAATCAGCAGACGCCTTCCCGCTTGCTTAGTGTCCCAACCAAGCGTTATATAAAGATGGCTACCCAAGTACTCGGTAAACATAGTGTCATCATCCAACGCTGAAAATGAAGAGTCAATTTTCGTAAACGGATTGCGCTGCCGCTTAATCAGAGCGTCGGTAACGGTTATGCCGTTAAATACTCCGGTCTGGCAGGTCACGTTACCATCCTTGGCTTGGAATAATATGTTATCGTCAGCGTCTTTCATCTCGATAGCCTCCACACCTAGGTTTTTGACCAGCGCATAGGTGGCAAGCAGTATTTTTGTTGCTACCAATTCTATGGCATCCCCAAGTCGCCAATAGCCGTTGGATTCAGATGCGGCACTTCCGGGATAATTCGCTGCGGTCTTTGTATGTGACTTCTTACAGACAAAGTAGTTGCCGTCGTACAGCACTACGTCTTTCCATTCATCACCGGTTCCTCCGGCTTGGAAAGCATACCCTATGGCGCAGTCGCTCCACGCTTGCGGCCCCCGAAGTGTCGGGCCTTGCTCTCCCTTGTCGCCGGTGTCACCTTTGCGGATGTACTTTACTATCTGTGTCTTCGATACCCTGCCCATATTACGAAACGCTTGTTATTGTTACAGAGACATCCCCACCGGCCTGCACACAGTGAGCGCGCGTAACGGTTTGGCTTGTTTTCGGGGTGGTTCTGTCAGTATTTAGATATACCCCCGCTGCATCTTTCAAAACGAAATAAAACTGCGTATCTAATGCCTTTGTGGACGTTCCGCGCTTGACAACGATGGGTGTATATGTCACCTGTCCGTTGCCAGTAGTGTCCTCGGTTATCGCCTCATCCTCAGGATTTGGATGTGCATCAATATCGTAAGGGTCGCTGGCGTCCATCACGCCCTGTATATCCGTACCAATCTCCGACCCTGAGCGCGATATGCGGACACGATATTCGCCATACGTGTTAATATCATCACCGTATACAGTGAGCGTCTGCGAAGTTGCGCCCGTGATGGTCTCCCAACCGGTGGCTCCCATCTTTTCCCAGACATACGCCAGGTCTTTTGTCAGAGCATCCCCAGACTGATACGCCATGGCTTTCAGCACACAGCTGCCGCCCTTTTCGTTAATGACAAAATTCTTTGCATCTCCGGCCATAATTGTAACCTTATAGCTACTTCCCGTGGCCGGCTGTATAGGTATCGTGTATGTAGCCTGAATAGTGTCGCTCTGCGTGCCATAGCTTACTGTGGCCACCATCTTGATGACCGCAGGCGCATAGCCGGCCAAATCCGCGATATTCTTGACGATTTGTAGGCCGTAGTACAACTGTTCACCGCTTGGCGCAACGCTCTTGAAGTATCCAGCGAATGTCCCGGTAGACACGCCTCCGCTGAACGAAATCTTTTCACCGTTGAAGTAGTACTCTATCTTGTCCGGGTCTGCAACTCCTTCGGCCACGCGGCTGCTGGTACAGACGAAATACAAGACCGGCTTTAGCTCCGCAAAGTTCGGATATATCGCTGTAGGGTCTTCCGCTGTACCCTCGTAATCTTGATACAAGTCACCACTTGGTGACATTATCAGAGCGGTGTACGTACCCGCCTTACTGATGAACTTGATGGTTCTGCTGGTGCTCGATACGCTCATAGCTAATCCTCCTTTCCTTCAATGTTATCCTCGTTCCTAGCCGCATTTTCCTCTGTCGAATCTGCGGAGGTGTCGGTGTTATTGTCCGCGTTAGAACTTTCTTCCGGCTGTTGCTCTCCACTCGTTGATTCTTCAACTTTCTCGATCGCGAAGTGGCTGTCAGTGGCCGTTGGCAGCTCGCGGCATACCGTACCATCCTGCTCCTGCCGCGCCTCGTGAGCCGATAACGCGATACCGCCTATTTTCTCCAATATCTCCGGCAATTCGGTAAGCTTTCCGAATGTCAACATGTCGGCCTGCCATAGCAGATAATTGCCGTCCTTTACTTGGTTTCTGTCATTCTCCAAATGCAGGTATTTTGCCACCTTTGGATTCGCTTTAATGTAACGTGCCATATATTTTTAACTTTAGTGAATAATCAAAACCGCACCGTCTGCATCACAGAACACCGCACCGTCTGCCGCATCCGTGAACGCCCCGGCATTTCCTCTGTCCACTACGTCCAAGCCAACAACGGCCCCGTAGTTGTTATCCATCTTCGTTGTCTCGATAATAGGATTTGCGCCATGCGCCACCAGTGAATAGCTCAGGCTGCCACTGGCCTTGTTGGTGGCTATATACCATAAAGGCAGCAATTCTTTCTCCGCGTCCGAAATCTCCCCGTTTGTCGTGCGTATGATAGCGGTAGGAGCTATCGTAAGAAGCCCTGCCGGGATGTTGTAAGGTACGCCTGTAATATCGAACTCATATTTGGGGATTCTACGGATGAACGCGACCTCGGCAGCCGGGCTTGCGTCCGTCAGTTCTACACCGTCGGGTTCTCCGTCCGCGCTATACTTAACGCGGCAACGCAAGTGCATTTCCGCACCCATCAACCAACGGTTAATGGTTGCCGTGTTTCCGTTGATGGTAATGTCGTAGTCCATCACAGCATCCGTTTCCGCAACGCGCCAAATGTCATCATCGCCCAGCACCTCCCAAACAAGTGCGTATTTGCTCGCATCGCAAATCTTGTCGCCCAAATATACCGTGGCAGTAACGGTCTGCGTCTGCGCATCCGACAACGGGTTGAATATTGTTTGCTCTGCTGCGTCTAGTTCCACGCGCACGGCATCGGACGCGTTGTCGCAACTGACTAGATAACTACCCTGTATTATCAAGACCTGCCCGTTACGGTTATCTATATACTCGGCATAGAAACCTAGAGTGACGGGAATTTTCGGTTCCACATTCCTTTTTACCTTGATTCGTCCAGCATCGCCCCCGCTTGTGGTAATTTCATAATTCGCATTATCGGATGTTATTAGAGTCTTCGTTCCGTTGACTGTCTCGTACCAACGTATGTTTGTCAGTGCGTGGTTCACACGTCCTGCCGTCAATACCTCATCCTTGTCCAGTATGGAAACAATCGGCTGGAGTATAAACGGTGTCAGCGTGTAGTCAGGCGTGTATTCCTGCGTGTCGGCATTGTAGTTCTGCTTGCCTGGCACGCTCCCGTCCACCGCAAAGGATATTTGCAGCTGCAACGGCTTCCAGTTAAAATCAAATCTTTTAGTCTTCATTTTCGTATGCCTTTCTACTAATATTGGAAAATCGCGTTTTCGGTACCAGCCACGTTGCCCATTCCGTCACGCAGCGTCACGGTGGCTATAAATTTCAGTGTCTTCGGTACGTAGCCATTAAAGTCGCAGTCAGCGGTGGTCAGTGTTATCGCCTTTCCTGCTCCGGCTCGCTTCAACGCCCACGCTTGGTCGGATGCCACGCGCTCGTTTCCGTCTGCATCCTCGCTGTATCGTGTCCACTGCACATCAGCGTCAAGTATGTCAGCCGTCACGTCCATATTGTACAGTTTGGCTATAACGGAAAGCGTAAGCGCGAAACGGTCGGGGTCAAAAATATAATCCGTGTCGGCAAACTCCACCGTAAACTCCGGGTTGCCCTCCACCATAGCCCAGTCGGTGTTGTTCCACGCAGGGGCTGTCTTTGTCCCTGTCTTGGCGCATCTGTATTTGCATCCGTTATACCACACGTCCGAAATCTCGTATATGTTCGTGGCCGGGTTCAGAGCCTCGCAGTAATAGTCGGCTTCGGCATCCCAGAGTCCCCTATCTACTACTTCACTGACCGGGCGACCTTGGTAGTCGATGCGGATAATATCTTGCACTACCAAGCCGCGCGCATACACATAATCCTGCCCCTCGATAATAGGCAAGTCCATAGCGCGCAGAAATTCCGGCAAAGTGCCGAATGTAGCCCCGTAATTGCTCGCGTCTATGATAGGCTTCGTTACCCCGGTTAGCCTCACGATGCGCCCCTCTGTGCTCGATAGGTATATGCAGCTTTGCCTCTTTGTGTCTGTCTGGTTTCCCCACCGCGCTATCTTCATTATTTCACACGGTGCATAGTTCTTTCCTGCCGGTGTCTCCTCATCTGGATATAACGTCACCTCGATGTAGTTGTTTGCCGTGTTCACACTGTTCACACGCAGCCAGCTTGTGTAATATACGCCACTACCTGCCGCCAACGTGTTCACTATGCCTTTCAGCACATTGTTTTCGGATTGGGCGGTGAAATATCCGTCCCATTTGCTTCTGAGGTGCAGGCCATAGCAGTTGTCGCCCAAATCATCCACGCTCTCCACCGTGTCGCACTCTGTCAGCAGCTGGTCGCCCTCTATGGCTGAAAGACGGTTTATTATAAGTTCCAAGCACTCGAAGTAACTGCGTACCCTCACGCTCTCAAACTCTGCGTTTCCTAGTTCGTCGATACCTGCGCCCTTTCCTGCATACAGGTTTTTGACGAACTCCCCGAACTGCGCACCGCCCTTGAACACGGACAACCCAAGCACGGTTATCATCCGCTCAAAGGTTATGTTGCCTTTCGCCACATCATCCGCCAGCCGGGATAGAAACTGCTTTCTTACCGGGCTGTCTTCCGTCAAGTCCTTTGCAACGTCCGCAAGCTCGGCTTTCTTGGCGGTGTCCGCGAAGCCGGCCTTGGCCTTTTCGGTCACTAACTCGATTGTCGTTTCGCCCGTGTCCGGGTCCTCTACTTTCTGCGACTGAGTAAGATATATGTAGCCATCTTTGTCTGTGGTAATCTGATCCAAATATTCCTTATTGGAATGGGTATGCCCGTTATTCGCTGCCCCGGATCCTCCACTGGAACCACTGGAACCGCCAGAGCTACCACTGGAACCGCCAGAGCTACCACTGGAACCGCCCCCGTATGTGTTTACGGTCTCCAAGGAAGTATATGATAGACTCACGGCTGGGAGGCTGAGCATCGAGATGTCAATCTCTCCGGTAATAAGATTAAAGGAATATTCCTCAACCAAATAATCCAGATTATCAGCGGACGAATGGGCTGTTCTGACGAACTCAGGGAGGGCCCATGCCGCAGTCTTGGACATGATAAGCCCCGACAACCTCAACCGTGGAGTGGCTACAGATAACGCGTTGTCAATAGCCATGAATGAATTAAAGTCTTTTGCTTCGGTGATGGCGGCTGATGTGAAAGCAGTCTCTTGAATGATGTTTTTGCGGCCCTTGTCGATGTCCGCCCCGAAGGCAAGTGTAACTTCATCTCCAATGGTCCGGGCTGAATTGTCTAGAATAACTTTCGTTGCTAGGCCATCGGGGAAATCGTCATTATGAAGCTCCACATCGGTTAGTCGAGCAAGTACCTGCCAATCCCTTGCTTTGAAAGCGTTGATATGGTCAACTCTTGCCGCAAAGCTGCCTTTTAACGCAACAAAATCCTCATCATCAACACTGAGCGGGATTTCAAAAGATAGGGAATATTCGCTAAAGGTGGCCCCGATCTCCACTGATATCGGGTAATCGTCGCCCGAATATTCTGAGCTATATTTTCCCTCTTCGTTATAGTAGATAGACTTTCCGTTGGCATCTGATATTATGAGGCCATACCTAATCTTTGTGTTAGTTGTTAGGATTTCCCCACGGTCGTTCTTTTTACCCGCTCGTGCCCTAAATGTCAGACGATATTTCCGCCCAGATGTCACACGGGGGAATAAAACCCCGGCTATAGCATCGTAAGAGTGCGCTGGGCCATTAGTTGTCTGTGTGTTTCTTTCGTAAAGATAAACCTCCTTGTCTTTCCATGTAGGTGTTCCAAGGATAGTTTTCATGTTTTCCTCGTTAAACTCATCCGCGATATTGCGCGCAACGATCTCTTCACTTACGGTGATCTCCTTCCTTGCCGGTTCGATCTCCATCGAGAGGTTTCCGACCGGAAACAACCTCCCCGATCCGGAGAGCGACGAGAATGTAAGATAGCTTATTCCCGAATAATCGCTAATATCGGTTTCTCTCAAAATCAGCCACCTAAGGTTTACCGCGTCAAATCTTATATAAGCATGGAACGTCTCTAACAATCCGTCAAGGACTTCGTAATAGGTGCTTCCGGTCATTGCATCCATGTTTACGGTAAGGCTCAGAATCCCGTTGCCGTCACCGGATAAAGAGCTAATAGCCGTTATGCTCGTCACGTCTTGGTCGGTCTTGCCCAGCAGAAGAAGGAGAAGCTCGCGGACCGTTTTGTTTCCCTGCTCCTCAAATTCGTAGTTTTTCAGCTCAGCCAAATTATCGGAGGCTGTAAGGGAAATGTCATAGGGCGCGTTGACCCACGGGGCAGAATACAGCTCAGGCGTTATGAATCCTCGCCAAACCCTCGAACGATCGAACAGGACCGTAACCCTGTAAAGGGTCGGATCGGAGGTGTACAAATCCGCAAATTCGTCATCAGAAACACACTCGGCAGACCATTGAAGGGACGAGCCCAGAATGTGGCCGTTCCTTTCCCTTTTCAGCACTGCCGAACCTCCCACAGCGCGCCCATAGGCCGCCCCGGTGTAGTCTTTCTTTTCTATCGAGATGGTAACCTCCGGCCCGTTGTTCGCGTCAAAGGAAAACCTGTATAATTCCCCGTAAGCCATGACTAAGTGGTATATTGTTTTCTGTTCGCCTCGTTGTTCAGGACGGCCACCAGCTTCGAGCCGTCCGCCTGGAGCGTTCCGGTCACGTGAAGGGTCATCTCTCTCTCCCAGCTGCGGTCGCTGGAGCTGTCGCTTGAATATCCCGAACTCGCCACCGAGCTCGCCACATAGGACGTTCCGGTCGCACTGTTCACCGCCGCCTGTAATCCCGCCTTGGCCGCCGCTCCCACCGCTATGAGGGCGGCTCCGGCCGCTATGGCGGTGTAAGGGTTGGTCAGCATAAATTTAAGCGATTCCGCAGCCAGGCCTTGCGCTACCAATATCTCGCCCATCTTGACAGCGGCTTCGGCAAGGGGCGAAAGGATGGCGTTCAACAGCCCCGCGGCGCTGATGTTTTCCAGCCCGGCAAGGCAATTGGCGAGATACTGGAAAGAGCCTGCCATCCCGTCCACGATGGCGCCATTTATGACTTCAGAGGCATCCACCGTCTCGTCTTTCGCTTTATTCAGCCAGTCGTAATATTTTTGCATTTCAGGCGATAGACTAGTAGGGTCTATCGCCTTCAATACTTTTTCAACCTTGTCAACGCTGGCTATCCCTTTATTTTTCAGGTCCGCAAGGTCCAACGCACCGAGGTTCACGCCCCCGATTATTCCGGGTTCATAATCAGGTTCCGCCCGCCCCTGTGCTTTGGAGGAATCTGTCGGCTTCGAAATGGAGTCACGGGACATCCTCTCACGCAGTTCCAACGCCTTCTCCATCTCCGCGTTATACTTGGCGATCTCCGCTGTTCCAGTCTCTATGGCCTTGTTGACCTTGTCGCTCCACGCCTTGGCGGTCGCCGCAGCGCTGTTGGCGATCTCGTTCTGTAGGCTGGTCATTTCGCGCAGCTTCTGATTAAGCTCCCTAGATGTGTCCTCTATTGCTGCGTAAGCTGCACGCTGTCTGTCCATGTCCTCAACGGAAGAGCTAGCAAGGTCGTTCTGTGCCTTGATATTATCCGCGAGCGTTGTCTGCATTGCAATCTGCTCACCGCTTACCTGTTTTTGCAGGGTCATGGCTGCGGCCACGGCCTCTTGGCGTTCCTGGTATGTTTTTGACTTATCGGAGGCGGTAAGCATCAAAGCGGCTACTTCGGCTAGGCTTTTCTTCCATTCGATGGCCTTGTCCTTCATGGCCTCTGTGGTGTCGAATATCTCCTTTGCGTAGACCTCCGCCTTCTCCGCTGCCTTCTCCGCTGCCTTCATCACGGTAACTACTTGCGCCACATTCCTCGCACCCTGCCCAGTTTCCCCGAACAATTTCCCGTTCAAAGCCGCTCCTGCCAATGTTTTCGCCTCCGTCCACCACTTGGACGCGTTGTCTTGTTGGGCCGCTGTCCATTTTCCGACCCCGGACATGTCGCCCGCGGCTTGGGCGAATGTGCCTTTCCACGCGTCGGTCTGCATTGTCTGCGCTGTTCCCTCGACCGTGTTGCGGTAACGCTCCGCCTCTTCATTCAGAACCTTGAAAGCAGCGATCAAGCCGGTCAGCGCGATTCCGCCTATCGCTCCCGCCGCCACACCAGCACCCAGCGCTATTTTCTGGAATGCGGTCTCGCCCTGGGCCGAGAACCCCTTCATCAGCCCGGCCACGTTCTTTATCTTGGAGCCGATTTCAGCGATTGCCCCCACGGGAATGCCAAGGGACCCCTCGACCTCCGAGGCCACCTGCCCCACGGTCTTTGAGAAGTCCTTCGTGGCGCTTTTTGCAGCCGCCATCTGCTTTTTGAATCCTGAGGTGTCAGCATCAACGCTGACCTTCATCTTCTTACTTGCCATTCCTTTTATCGCTATTCATTATCTTTAACAGATTCGCCAAAGAACGCTCTTTGACTTCTTTAGGCGGTTCCTTAAAATCTGAGTCTAAGTCATCCCAAGGCATAGGCCAAAACTTGGACGGATCCTTTATCTGATCCTTACGCCTTAGCTGCACATTGAAAAGCCTCAGTGCGGCTCCCCTTGCCAATTCGCCCAAATGCTTAGCGTTTGCCTCCTCCTTGATTCCGTAGGCTCTCATAGCTTCCCAGAACTCTCCGACAGGCATCATGTAGAACTCAGCCCGCGGTATTCCAAGAAGACCGAAAGCCCATCCGCGCATATCCGCGAAGGTTACGCTCGGATGGGCGTCCTCATCTACTCTTTTTTTTTGGAATCCTGACCGGATGCTCCTGGCGTAAGCTCTTTGAAGATTTCCGCTATGGCGATCGGGATTTCCACCAAAGAGTCAGGAATGGCTCCTACCTGCTCCGGGGTGAACCGCTCATCCTTGCCGTCTATCCTCAACCCCTCATTAACGCAAGCCGCCACCAGCGCCGGGCAATCCGATGGGGACAGCTTGGAGATGTCCATAAGCCCCTCCATTGTGTTACGCCCTACAAAGGCAAGGAAGGCGGCTACCGCGTTGAAGTTAGCAGTAGCGGGGTAATCCACCCCGTTAAGTCTTACGCGTGCCATTATCCCGTTACTTTAGACATCTCTCCGGAAACCTTGAAGTTCATCGTCCATGACGCCGTGTCCTCGGAGTTGGAGCTTTCGGTGTAACCTGTACAGACGCAATTCCCGGAATAGGAATCGCCACCCTCGCATGAGTACACAAACGGAATGATAGCCGCGGACCCTTTCTTCAGGGCCATCTCAATCAGATCATCACGGTCCAGTTTGGTCGCTTCTCCGGTCGCTGCCACTTCAACCAGACCCTGCGCGGCAAAAGTGACCTCTTGGCCAATGATGGCAATCTGCTTGTTGCCCTGATCGTCCTTGGTGATACTTTCCTTCGTGGTCGGGGTGATCGTCAGATCATCCTGAGTGCGTCCGGCAAGCGTCTTGCTGTTGAGTTTGAATGCAATATTGTATCCTTCAACCATAACTATAAGTTGTTTAATTGTTTTGCGTTATCTGAAATCTGACCTCGCTTTGCCATATACCCTCAACGCAGCGGTCAGCCCGCGTAACTGTCAATGAACGGAAGGTGCCGTTGTTCATCTGGGTCAAGACCGCCGAATCAACGCGGTCGGATAAGTCTTTAGCCTCGGCAAAGGTTTTGGCATAAACCGTGACCAACAGGCTGCTGACGATTTTATAAACGCCATCCTTTGTCCGGAAGTATTCCGGAGAGCTGTCATAGACCGCATAGGGATAGTCGGAGGCCTCCGCCTCGTACAGCGAAACCGGAATTATCCCTTTAGTTGCCTCGACAAGCTTTTTTCCTATAATATCAGTCATCTATGTCGTACCCCTGCCTTTTCAGGGAATTTTTCAATTCGGAAAGAAACTCACTTTCCCATCCAGCAGCCGCGTCTTCAAAAAAACCTTCCGGGTATTGCCCTTTGTCGTTTCTTCTAAGCCTGCCGGTTGCCGAACTCTTAGGCTTTACCGGATTATCGAACTTGTGATTCGGGTCGCGCCTCTCCAGTGTCCCGTAGTCCGCCCAATAAGCCTTGAACCAGTCAGCGACTGCTTTTGCGCCCGATTGGTGCCCAGATGCTTCATGGCCGTTGTACAGACCCATGTTGGCGTACAGATTGCCGGTCTTAGAGAGCTTGACCTTAGACTTTATCAGCTTCTTCCATCGTGCCGGGATTGAACACCTCAGCTTGCTTGCAACCTTGCGCGCAGCAGAAGTCATTGCCTTCTTTCCTGCCTTCTGGAGTTCCTTTGGGGCTCCGTCGAACATACGAAGAACATCCTCTAGGCCGTCAATTTTGATGGAAGTTGCCATAAGGTTAAATTATCGCCCTGACGGAGATCTTGCATATAGGCGAAATTCTTGACACCGGGTTGATGCTCTCAATGGCATAGGCGCTCCCTCCTATCAGCACCCTCCAACGGGTGGTCAGGTTCGGGACTTTCCAAATGGTCAAGGTGAGAGCCGAACCCTGCTCAAGGTTGCCGTTGTCTACAACTTCATCCTCATTGCGCTCTACCTTTGCGAAAGCCTCGCGCCCGCTCTTCCAGTTGTAGATCTTTTCTCCACTGTCGCCTTGGGTAATCACACACTGTTGGAGCACTATCTTAGTGTCCATCCCCCCTATGTCCATTCTATCCATAACTATCCGATTTCGTAGTTACGGTAAGGCCGCAGAAGCGCGGCTGATGCCTTAGGCAGCGTTTCCACGCTATCCAAGGGGTTATTAAACAGAGAGGATGCGATTAGAAGGATAGCGTTCATGAGATCATCAGGAACCTGCTCCATTCCCGAAGTCCATGCAACCTCAACCTCGTTACCTGCCACAGACTGGTCGAAGAGAATAGACGAAGTTGCGTGTTGCGTTGTCCATCCTTCTGTGATTGGTGCCCCGTCCACCGCCACAGATTCCACCGCAATAAGCGGGGAGTCTAGGCGGATTTCGGGCGAAAAAGGGATTGTGTCAACGAAGTCGGAGCGGAAAATGACGCGTCCAATCTGATGCTCAGCCGAATAAACAGCCGCACGCAATTTCTGCTGTAGCTCTTCATCCAGGTCGTCCGCGGTCAGCCTTAGGTGGCTCTTCAGTCTATTAAGGCCTTCCGTTAGAATGTCTTTGTCAAATTCCCGCTTCATAAATTCCGTGTTTAGTCGGTTGTGATGTCAGTAATGGCAGCAAAGCTCTTAGGTTCAACAACCTTGACATCGTTCCATGCGTTCAGGGTGATATAGACCTCACCGGTGCGTGCTCCTGTATATGGGTCAACCACGATGTCTATACCGCCCCACTGGCCAATATAGAGATCTTGGAAGTTTCCGAAGATGAGAGCCGAGCACTTGTCCGCGGCTGTTCCCTTGGTCAATCCTGACGGAACGAGATTTGACCACGCGAACGGATATCCGTTCAGCACGTTCGGGGCCTCGTTAGAGAGCAGGAAGCGTGCGGTTCCGGTTGCCATCTCGGTAACCTTTAGGGCTCCGTTCACTTTCGCATTGGAAAGATACGCAAGCTTACCTCTATTGGCGTTCTCGGAGTTCACCTTGGTTTCAAGAGCTACGATAGACTTCCATGTGATGGCCCCACCGTTGGTGCCCATGGCCACGCTTCCGATTCCAGAAGTGTTCAAGATGCCCGTAGGCTCTCCATCGGAGCCAGAGCCTGTGATTGCGGCCTTTTCAAGCAGGTCTGCGTGCGCGCTAGTGATCTTATTGAGAAGGTCGGCCTCGACATCGAACGAGGTTTGACGGAGCAAATCCTTAGTTGCGGCCACTGTCACAGCTGATCTATGCGGGGTCATGGATAGCTTGGTATAGCTAGCCTTCTTGAGTTCATCCTTGTCGGCTTCGCCTTCCCAAGCGGCCTGAATGGCAGAAGAGCTGATTGCCGTGAATGTGCCTACGAGGTCGGTCAGCACTGTCGCGCCCAATCCGGCCACAACCAGTTTTTCTCTGAGGATGTCAAGGTAGCGTCTTTCGCCTTCCTCAATGAGGTTGCCACCGTCTGCGGCAGTAGTGTAGTTCTGGCCACTGGCAGCACGGAGATAAGCGGACGGGATGACATGACCGCGCTTCTCCAGGCCAAGGCGCTCATACTCCTTCGCTCCCATCTCATCAACCTCTTTTTCAAGGCCGGAAAGGTCTCGATTAATGATGCCATTGATGTAGCGTACCAACGAGAACGGCCTTCCCGCCACCCTCTGCTTTCTGTCAAGCTCCCTATCGGCAGCCTGCTGAGCGGCTGCCTCAACGGCCTCCGCCTGTTCCAGTTCGCGCATCAAAGCCTTGAGCTCTTCGATCCCCTTTTTAAGAGTCTCAGCATTCTCAGGGCTTGCTTTGATGCCCTTGACCTCCTCGGCCTTGGCCGCGAGATCCCTTCTGATTTCTGCGATTTTTCTCATGATGTTTAATGTATTAAAGCAGAGCTGCCTCCGCTATAGTTATTTGTCTGGTCTTTTCAAGTTCAAGAGCCGCGGATTCATCGATGCCGCGTTCCGGCCCGCTCTCCTTTCTGAGTTCTGCAAGCTCCTCCTCTTGCGCCTCGATGGACTTTTTCAAAGCGTTCGGATTTGAAGGAAGGTTGACCACTGACACCTCCAGCAGCTCTTGCCCAGCGTAATAATATGTTGGGTTCTGTCCATCAAGGGCCTCTTCGCCTTTGCCCCACGAGCCTTTGCCTATAGGGAGGAATCCCACCGACACTGCTTTCAAACTTCCAAATAGTATCTTGTTATAGATTTTGTCTGCCAGTTCGTTGATTTCCTTCGGTTCAAAATCTACGTCTACGTATAATTTTCCATCTTTGGTGTAAGCTTTGCCCTTGCCGATGACGTTATCAGGATTCTCAGTGTCGTCCCATCCGCCATAAACCTTGTGCTGATAGCCTATAATGCCGTTCTTGTTGAACCTATCCAGCGACCAATTCTCCTGATTCAAGACGGTTCCGGCAGAATCCCTCGTTGAATCAGACGCCATGAAAGTGATGCGCCTAGACTCCTTGCTTTTGGCGTCCAGCATAGCACCGCCTTCCATTGTTCTAAAAAGTATCTTATCCATCGTTATCGTTATTAATTTCCTTACCAACGACCCCGGAATTAAGCGGGTACAGCATATCATCAAGTCCGTCCTTGTGCTGCAATCCTTCCAACTCCCTAACCTCGTTTCTTGACATATAGCCGTCAAGTATAGCGTTATGGTAGTAGTTAGACCGTGCTGCGGTGTCGCCTCTCAAAAGGCCTCCGAGCTCGAACTCTACATCATATTTTCCAACCTCATCCTCAAAGAATAGCTTTGTCCTGAGCTCAACTTCAAGCCTTTTGATAATTGGCCTTAAGGTGTATTCCACAAATTGGATTGTCTGATGCTCTATGTTGCTGAATGTGGCATGTGACAGTTCCGCGATCATGTGTGGCGGCACATTGAGGATTCTTGCAACATCCTGAATAGACAGCGTCTCGCTTTGAATCAACTGAGCAGCTACCGGGTTAACGGACAACTGCTTGTATTTAATACCATATTCCAAAAGCGGAGTACCGAAATTTCCCTCAGACGCGGCCTTGAAGTGCTCCATGAATTTGTTGTAAGCATCGTCACCAAGATTGCCATCTGTTTCCATGACGGCTCTGATGTTGCCCTTTCGCGTGTAGAACTCACTGCCAAACTTTTCGGTAGCAAGATTCTTCCCTAAGGCTATAGCGTTGTAGATAACCGGATTCACACCAACGAGACCGTCCAAGGTCAGCAGCATAAAATGGAGTATATCGTCACCGCTGTACAGTCCATTGAGCCAAGACAGTCCCGAATCGGGGATAATAACCCGATACCACCTTCTCCCGTTAGAGATCGTTGAGCTGATATTTGATGGGTGCACCTGGTGTAACGATACGGGCTTGCCATCTGCTCCGCGTTTGATTATCGCATAAGCGTTTCCCCAGCCTTCGAGCCAAGTTGTAAGGCAGTTCCAGAAGTCAAAAGAGTTCGTGTAATCATTAGGCCTTACGGCTACTAGCCTGTAAGCCGGGTGATCGGAGGCTGCGACAAGGCCTTTATCTGTCCTTTGTCTCACAGTTCGCGGCAAAGACGCGATATTCTCTGAAATTAGCCTTATTCCTGCATAGAACGCAGTGATTTTCATCGCGGTGGAATTACATACCGGCAGGCCGTAATCCACAGGCGGGGGAGTGACCACGCTCCCGGTCGGAGCGACCGTGACCGCGCGCTTTCTTGCGAAGTTCCCTATTATGCTGCTAAATATCGACATCGCCCGCAAGATAGTAAGCGAGCTGAAATAAATTGTGGAAATTTTTACCAAAGTAAGGGGTCACTTCTTAAATTCTTTAGAGTGCCTAAACGTATCATAAGAAGCGAACCGTGGTTCACCAAACTCTGACATAAATAATCCGTTGAGATAATCGTAGACCTCGCGTCTTGAAGTAGTCTGTTTTGCAGCTCTACGATGTCGTAATTCTGCCCAGAACTCCTTAGCGAATCCATCTTTCGTGACCATTCGCCACACTCTTTCGTCGATCTCTTTCATATTACCCTTAAATCATGATTCGAATATATAATCTTGCTTTCTTGTCCTGCTGTTTCGTTCAGCCATCCTCCTATCGCGTCAACAGACGCCACGACTCCGTCTATTTTATTCCGCGACCTTGCTTTGTCAAGCTTGATATTTGCGTTAGGGTCTCTATATACAACAACGTTGCGGAACATCCACCGAATGACGGGATTCCCCAGAAAATCCAGCTCATGCCGGAGTACCGCGGCCTCCAACCACTTCGTGGGGACTGACATGTAACGAATACTTTGCTGATATTCCATGAGCCGGTCGCAGTATCGCCCGAACTTAGGCAGAATGTTCCATATCGCCCATGGGTCATAAGCTATCTTCTTGACATCATATAAATCCATGAATGAGATTAGTGTTTGAATGTACCAGTCTTCATCCAATGTTTTACCTGGTGTCACCACGAGCCAGCCCTGCTCTCTCCATTGCCTGTAATCCACGCGGTCGGACATTTCAGCCACTTTGCTTTCAGGTACACAGAAAAGATAACGAAAAGCCTTGAATTTAGGGAACCACAGCGCGGCAGCCGTGATATCGTTCTTTGAAGCCAAGTCAAGACCGACATAACATTCTTGTCCAAGCAATGCGGACGGGTCAAGTCCTTTGCTGTTGGCCGCCACGTCGTCATCGGTTATCCACACCTCCGGAGCGTCAACCCACATGTTTAGGTTTTTGGTACAGAATGCCGCAAGCGTGCTTCCGCCCTTCTTCTTCGCCTCTTGAAACTCGTTCTCCATGTACTCGGGATAAAGCGACACCCCGTAATTTGGGTTAACCTTACGCCAAACCTCCGGGTCGTCCCATCGGTCGCCATCATCGGGCTCAAAGAGCATTATGAAGTGATTATCCTTCTCCTGGATGCCGTTCATTACGTCTCTCAGGAACTCCAAATCGCGGAAATATGGATAACTGGTGTCTACGCCAGCCGTGGAGATTGAGAAAACGAGCGGCTGCCTTCTTGAACCTATACCGGTCTTGATGACATCATAGATCTCGTTGGTCTTCCATGCGTGCCGCTCATCGCATATTGCCGCCTGCGGGTTTAGTCCGTCTTTGTTCTTCGTATCTTTGGTCAATGGGCGAAACGCGGATGCGGTGTCTATTCTGGTGATACTTCCCCTGTAAATGTCGGCAATCTCAGAGATGCCGCTGTTCCTCAGTAGTTCCTTAGCGGTGTCGAAGCAGATTTTAGCCTGTTCTTTATCCACCGCTGCGGCATATACCTCGGCAGCCGGCTCCCCGTCAAAGAGAAGCATGTACAGGGCGATGATGGCCGCGAATGTCGTCTTGCCGTTCTTTCTTGGCACATAGACATCGGCATACTGGTACCGCCTCCGTTTTGTGGCCGCGCGGTACCAGCCGAACACGTTGGCCGCCACGAAGAGCTGCCAGTCCTCCAGCTTTATGCGTTTTCCCGCGAACTCGCCCTTGAAATGCTTGAGGGTTTGGGCGAACCTCACAAAACGCAGGAATTTGGCCGAATCGAAATACAGGTCCTGCCTCTCCTTGTCGTGTTCGTACCTCTCGCAGGCTAGCCGCACCATCCGGCAAGAGGTGGCCGCGCCTGATGTGATGTCCGAGGCGTATTTATCAACCCGTGCGAGATACGCGTCACTGCTCATCCGGTCCCTCTCCATCCATTATCAGGTTAATGATCCTGGCCGCGGGGTCTTCACCCTCGACTTTGGCCTTAATCCGCTGCCTGTCAACAGGCGAAAGCCCGAAGTTGGAGCCGATTTTCGCTATATGGTTGAAGGATCTGTCCATCTGCTTGATGGAAGGATTCTCGACCGTTCCGATGACTTGCCCTTCTTCGTTGCGCTTAAGAGTGTACATCCCATTCTTTTCAACGTCAGCAGCGGCAATCAGGTACATGTCAAACTCCTTAGCAAACATCACCAGTTCCGGCAAGTATGCCTGTTCGATGATGCCCAATGGTATAAGCTGACGGCAAACTGACAGGTAAATCTCCCTTTGCCTTTCGTTCAGAAGTTTATAAGACAGCGTTCTGCACGCGTCCTGGACCCTCTTGACCTTCCGTCCTTCTAAATTCCCGTCATTTTTGCGCCTGCACGCCCGATAAGTGCCCTTTAACTTAGCGAGTTGCGCGGGCTGTTTTTTACGTCCGCTTCCTGTTCCTCCCATATCTATTTGAGTTTTTGCACATTACGATTCATTGGGCGATTTTCTGGCCTCGCGTCTTCGAAAGTGGGGGCGTGGTCTTGGGAAGAATCGGCAGAGAGATTTGAAGCCCCCTCCCCCTTACGAGACGAGACGGACCGCGAACCAGACGCGTCCGCGACCGCCTTGCCCCGTCCGACAGCGTGCGCTCTACGCCATTCATTTATAATCACTTTATCCCTGTTACCTTTAGCGATGTTGCAATCAGAGCAAAGGCTTTGGAGGTTTGATAAATCAAAGAAGTCCTTACATACGGGGTAAGGTATGATATGGTCAACGACCTCAGCCGCCTTCAATCTCCCGTGCCTTGCGCATTCCGCGCAAAGAGGGTGTGACTGCCTGAACGCCCGGCTTAGTCGTGTCCACCTAAACGTGTGGTATAAGTCTGATGACCTTTCGCGTTGATAGTCACCTTGTTCATTATCTTTTTTTCTTTGAGAATCCCATGCTAGTACTGTCATCTGTCCTCCTTGTTAAAAGTTATGATCTTATCAAAGTAATCCTTGTAAAACTCGTACAGCCCGCGGTCTATCGCGAGACTGGCCTGCTCCGTTCTAGGATTTGTATCAAAGTTCGCTGACGTCTGTAAACCGAAAGCAAACTTATCACCTACACCAGTAATAATCTTAGAGCGATTCCTGAATATAGCGATACGTCCGCGGTCGGGGTTTGCGGCATACCATTCATGCAGCTGATTCCACACTGCCCCGTAGCTCCCTTTAAATATCTCTCCGACATACAAATCCAGCCTACCAATAACGCGCTCTTCTAACCAAGTGATGATTTGAAAGGCATCACCTGCCGACATACACCAAGTACTTAAGATACAATGTGATAACTTTTGACACCTCAACACGGCCTTTAGGTAAGACATTCCATCAATGTCCCCAGCTGTCAGGAAGTTGTAACAGTGCCCAGCCTTGAAGTCGAAAGACCCGAACAGGTCCATAAGTTTAACTTCTGAGTAAGCACGCCTGTACAAGTATTCGGGTGTAAACTCATACATGGCAGCACGCTCTCTTCTCTTTGGCTGTTCATTCTCAACCTTAGGGTGTTCAACCTTTCGGGCACTCCAATCGTTCTCGTGGGAGAACAAACTGACATCTTTAACCTCATCGCTCATCACACCAACAGTTTAGTTATTCCCATCCAATCATCGGTAAACATTTCAGGGTGCTCCGGTGCTAGAGGTCGCGGCTCCTTGATATGCTCACTAATCCTACAATCAAGAGCTCTTTCCCTTCGTTTCAGAGGATAGCGTATAAGGTCGTTCTTACTACATCTCCTTTCCGCGCCATCTTCCGCCCGCCATAGGTAAATCTTCCTTTGGCCGCCTTTTGTTTGGCGAATAGTAAGTAATTCTATAGCGGTAAATCCCGCTATTGTCTCCCCAACGTAATTAACGCCATGAGGGCCTCGCGGTCCTGCTCTTTTCCCTCCGTACTTTTTGTGGTAATTATTGATCGCCCTTGCGCTGGAGCAATCCTTGCATTCTTGATTATACCCATCGAGGACCTTAGCGTTTTTATAGAATCTCTCAAATGGGAGCATCTTCCCGCAATGGCAGCATAGCCGCAAAGAATCTAGACCGTTTCCTCCACCCACGAAACCATTGCAACGATTACTCTTACTTACTAGCTTATAGCCTGCTTTACAAACACCGAAGCCATCTATATTTGTCAAGTTTTGACAAATCCGGCAACAACTTTTCATGCTTACGCCCTCCCGAATACCAGCATGGCCGCGTCTCTTGAGTGCTCCGATGACCTCAACGTGCAGCCCGTAATTGATTCAAACGTACCAGCCGACCACTTTGTTATTCCCTTGCATGGCGCAACCATCTGAAAGGGTATTTTCATTCTTGTCAAGAAGTCCTCCCAGATCTTGGCATCACGCTTTATTGATCCGGCACCTAGTCTACGAGACATCTCTTTTCTGATGTCATGCGTGTTTGGCACCCATTTCCGCTGCCTTGCATCCTCAACAATAACCGTGATGTCTTGATATTCCGCCACTAAGCCAAGGACGCGGAATATAGCCTCGTCTATTGTTACCGTGTCCATCATGATTAATTCTCGCTTCTTAGCGTCCCATGCGGCTATTCCTGTGTGCACGCCCGTATCAATTCCAACCCAAACCATGACTACCAGTTTTCATCTGTGTTTTGTTGCTGTTGTTTCTTTTTTGGGTTCGCCTGCCAAGGCTGGAGTTGCCCGATAAAAGGCAGGTTGTAAACCTGCGTTTCGCTCATCCGTTCAAAGTACTCCTTCGATACCTGCGGCTTAATGTAGTGACTAGAATTGAAGTTTTGATTCGTGCCCTCGTAAGCAGTAGCCAGCAGCTGGACGTGAGCTAGGGGCTTTGATGTCATCCCTCCGAGCTCATGATCAAATTTCTTGTACTCATCAATGACTGTCCCGCGCTCGTTGTCAATCGGGATAACGATACACTTGCGCGTTGTCATCTCGCCTTTGATGTCCATGATCTTTGCTCCTGGAATCTTATCCAGCTCAATTTTGATGTTAAAATTTCCCATATTCTACCTTTTGACAATAATTTCAAATAAAAATCGGTCTCCGCCCATAGGGACGATTCGACCAAAAGAAAATTATTCCCCGTCCTCCTTCTCCTTGAACGCCTCACCCGGCTCGATGTAGAGCTTGCTCTCGACATATTGCAGCCGCTTTTTGAGCTTGCCGATCAGTATCGCCCTCTGCTGGAGTGCCAGCCTGTCTTCCGAGAGGCGGTCGTCCGTGTCCCTGCAAAGCCACTCTATGCGGCCCCACATCTTCGACAGTTCCTCCTCAACCTTGCGTTTCCGCTCGCAGTAATCAAGAAGCATCTGTATTATGCCCACTGCCGCAAGCGGTATAAGGCAAATAACCGCAACCGCGGTAATATCTCCTATGTTCATATTATCAATCTTGTTTTCAATTCATCATATCCTAATCCATTTCATTGTTCTCGCCCAATCTCCTGACGGCCTCCCTCTCGGCATCGCTCAGCTCCCAGACTATAACCCTCTCCGCAGCCTTCCTCTCCGCAGCCTTCCTCTCCGTAGCCTTCCTCTCCGTAGCCTTCCTCTCCGTAGCCTTCCTCTCCGTTATCAGGAAGCCGTGCCCGAAGATGGTCTTGCCGCAGGCCTTCTGAGAGGCCAGGGCCGAGATACGCACGGCCTCCGACCGCCTTATCTCAAAGTCAATCCCGTGCGTGGAGAGGTAGCCCAGCATCGATGACGTGAGCACCTGCGGGGGATAGTTGTACTTCGGCAGCGATGCCGACCCATTCTTGCCCGCCTTGAGCTCCTGAGCCTCCTTCACCCTCAGCCTCAGGTCGGGCGCGGACATCGCCAGCAGGTCTCCGAAGAGGTTCGACACGAAGCCCGTGTTCACCTTCGCCCCGTTGGCGTACTCGACCGCGCAGGAGCAAGGAATCGAGGTGACGGAAGAAGAAGAAGAAGAAGAAAAGATCGTGAGTTGCGGGGCGAACAGGAAGAAGCGGATGTTTCGCTCGATGTAGAACCTTATGATTCCCGCCAGGATGGAGAACGGCGGGGTGTTAACCACCACGTCATCCTCCCCGTAGTCATAGGCCTGGTAGTCACCGCCCGGCCAGAAGGGGCGGACAATGTTACGGCCTTCCAAGTCCACCTTCTCCCCCAGCCATCCAAGGACTGCCTCGTACACCTCAACGGGGGTGTAGCAGTCGTCCGTGGTGAGTTTCGGTTTAAACTTCTCCGTGAACGTGTTGTAGTCGTCTTTGCCGCCCTTCCCCTGAATGAACTTCGCTTTCTCTCTGACCTCCTCGCTGAAGAGGTCAAGCTGCTTTACAACATCGGCCATATACTACCTCCTTGTCACAAACAGACCCTTTGCCCCAGCCTGGCCGAACATCCAGTCATCGCCCACAGACGCGGCAAGCTCGACAAATCCCGGATATTCCACGGCCTTCTCCGCCATGGGTTTCCTTCCGGCCGACGGCACGGGCTTGGCGCAGCCGCAGCTCTTGGTCTGCCCAGCCCTCAAACTCTGGGCGTAAACCACCCTCTCCGTCCCGCATTCGCAGCGGCAAAGGCACGCTGTCCTTTTGCGCCCGTCAGTGGCTTCCTTCTTGGTCATCCTCAGCACCGTCCACTTCCCGAACCTCTGCCCGGTCATGTCACCGAATCCCTTTCTTTCCATTTTCCTACTGCATTTTTGAAAAACCTTGTCAGGGCCTCCGCGTCGAACCCCGGCACGGCCTTGAAGTTTCGCTTTCATCTCTCATTCTGTTATAGTTTATTCATGATTATTCCTCGCGCAAATCACATTCAACATCAACGTCACCGACATCATGGTATATGATACCTTTCATATGCTGGCAATCAATGCAGTTTCCAGGGCATTCGCGCGGGACATCATACGGAGTAATCTCCGCTATTTGCTTCCATTCCATAACTCTAAACTTTAATGTTTTTCGCCAAATTATTCAGTCCTACCAAGCGCATGGCGTGCTGCAACTCGTGGACGTATGATAGTGCCAGATCGTAGATGTGGCACATATAGAAAGGATGCCCCGATATGGTGCCCTCCTGCAATCATACTCGCCTACAATTCAAGCCTGTACTCTTTCGCCACCATTCTGATTACATCACCGCCATAGTCGTCCTTGGTCTTGTCAAAGAAAGTCCGCAGCGTGATGCTGTCAGTGGGCTTGTATCCGCGCTCATCGCACCAGTTGCGTCTCCCGAACTCGCAGGATCCGGTCAGTGTGTGGTGCCACTCGAACAAATCTGAATATTCATCATCCAAGGACGGATGCGTCTTCACAAACTTCGCAATCCTTTCTTCGAGCGGTCGATTTTCGTACCACTTGGCATACACGGCCTTGACGGCTTCACGCAGCGTGTCACCGTGGGCAAAGAAATTGCCGTGCTTGGCTATCCAGCAGTCCTTTATCGTCAGGTCTTTGCCAAGTATCGCTCCTTTCGCTGCATTGCCGCGTATGGCATAGATAAGTGTCAGCACACTGTCGATATTATAGACCTTATGACCGTCAAATTCCTTGATGTCAGAGCCATCGCCAGAGCCAGAGCCATAGCCAGAGCCATAGCCAGAGCCAGAGCCATCGCCAGAGCCAGAGCCATCGCCAGAGCCAGAGCCAGAGCCAGAGCCATCGCCAAAACCAGACCCAGTGCCAGTGCCATAACCTTAACCACAGCG